AGAGCTAATGTATGTGATCCTATTACGATTGAAGCTACTGTATATAATACCGTAAAAATACCAGACGCCTACATGCCGCTAGTTAGTAATAGTCAATATTACATGGCGCTATCAGGTATGGATGACAGTGAAACCCATCTCGTATTTGGTATACATGGTACTGGCACAAACTACGAAGTTGTAGCCGAACTTCCAGCCGAATATCGTATAGACAACATCGCAGATTTAAACCTTCATTGTGTTGGAACGTGCTCATTCTGGACTCCTGCATCTGGTATTTTATCTGCTTGGGTAAATGGCAATCTTATTGAAAGTGAAGCTATAGGCGAAATGGACGATCCTGCGGATGCTACAGGAGACATGTATATCGGCAAACAGGATAACATTTATCTCGATAACATGGTCTTGGATAATGTGCGAGTATATAAATCCAACTGCAGCGATCTTCAAGCATTTGATTTGTATCAACATACATCCAAATACGCATACAGTAAGGTATCTATTATCGGTAGCGGGCTAGGAATAAGCCAAACGCTTGCGCAGCATGGTAATATATTAGCATTTGGGCCTTATGTTCCAGGCTCACCTGGTAATTATATGTTGACATGGATATATAGCGAAGAAACTGAAAGCTGGTACAGGGCTCAACTGCCTTGGATCCAAACAGATCCCCCTGGCTGGAATCCCAGCGATACTGGTAAGGGCGAAGGAGAAACCAGTACAACAATTGAGCCACAAATTACCGATGTACTAATGACACAAATATTTTCATAAGGTTGACAGATCCTAATGTTGCAAGTATATTTAATAAAAATAGGAGTTTTAGCGGGAATGAATATCACGAAACTCGCATTCAAGATTTGGAAAAATAGAAAGAACTTTCCTAAGCTTCTGGACGAAGGTAAGGATGTTATAGAAAAATTTAAAGATTTCAAATCTAAAGATTCAGAAAAAGGAAAGAACCTTAGCGCAACTGAAGTGCAAACTCTAATGAAAGAGTTTACCGAGGTTCTAGAAGTATTAACTAAATTGGTTGGCATTTTTAAATAATGAAAAACCTGATAAAGGCCCTACCTTGGCACAATTCTAAGACTTGGAGCAAGAGGCCGATTAAAGCTATAAATGAACTTGTGGTGCACCAGACCGCTTCCTCAAGTAATATTGAAGAAGTTAACGCGTATCACGTTGGACTTATGAATCACATATCATCTACTGGATGCCCGCATATATGCTATCATTTTGTAATTGATAAAAGTGGGGAGTTGTTACAAGTAAACAGAATATCTGATCTTGTATGGCATGCCAAGGGCCATAACTATCACAGTATAGGTATTCTTGTGCTGGGCAACTTTAGCGGTCCAGGATATATCGGTACAGAGGAGGTTAGCAAGCCGCAGCTTAAGGGCCTATCGGTTTTGCTTACCATTTTACGAGAGAAATATAACATTGAGAAATCTATGGTTGTTGGACACTGCGAAATAGCAGATCACAAACCAGCATGCCCAGGAAACAATCTATTGACATACTTGAATAGTTGGAGAAAAGATAATGACTAATAAATTTTTGCACGTTCTGTATGATATAACAGACGAAGCAACGTCTGGGGATATCCAAAAGCTAGCTGAATTTATCGGTAGCTCTAATATTGCCCAACCGTCTAGAAGCGCTAAGATCCCATCAGTTGAAGAAATGGATGAGCTGAATCCTGAGCAATGTGCTGTTAGTTTATTTGTGTCCGGTACGGGCTCGATAAGAAAGTTTGCGCACTACCGTAAAGACTTAGCTGAGCTAAATATTGCAATGCTGTCTAAGAATCACAAAAACATACCTGATGAAATTTGTAAAGTTGCTGCATACAATTTAAATAAAGCAGCCGAGCGATTTGATTTAGATTTTCCTGAGGATCTGGATGATTATGTATCAGGGCAGCGGGTTAATTCGTTACTAAATATACGAGACATAGATGAACTAGCGTACATGCGCAAGTTAGCTAAGTATCGCGATATTGATCGTAAGGAAGAATCCTATGCACTAAATCATGGACGTAAAAGATATCCTTTGCATGATGAGAGCTATATTAAAACAGCTTGTGGATATTTCGAAAAGTATAAGCATGAATTCAAGGCATTGGATAAACTTGCTTATTGCAAAAACACAAGTGCCGCAGGTGAGCGGGAATCCGTGGAGATTGAGGGCACGCTGGTAAAATTTGCTGAGCTGGATACTAGTAAATTTAGCAGGAATTTTCCATTGCATCTAACTGCTCGCAAACGTGAGCTAGCAGGAAATGAAGACGCACTTACTATTTACGATGAACTGTTAGAGAAATCTGCTGAGCTAGGGCCTGAGAAAACAGCAGAAGCTTTGGAAGTTATTGACCGTAAATTTAAGCTAAATAGGCATTGGGGCAGCCGTGTTGAAGAACCGCTGTTAACCGTTATGGGTCCGCTTGAAAAAATAGCCAGCATTGATTTTGAAGGCACTACTATTACACGTGACTCGTTTAAGAGTTTACAGGGAACAGATTTATCTGGGATTGTTGATTCGTACACTCAGGGCGAGTTGTATGGCGATACAAACGAATCACTTGATGTCTTTAGTTCTTTACCTACCCCGATCAAGAGATCGCTAGTGGAGAAGATGAATGGCTAAGAAAAAATATGTCGAAACAAATACCGCTTTGCGAGATTTGGGAATCGGTGGGGCCGCTGGAGGTGTACAGGCTGCGGTTACTTTACCGTTCGATAAGTATGAGCAGCTTGTAACACGACATATGGCCGACAATCCAAAGGCAAAAATTCCTGTGAGATCCATGCTAGCGAAGTCTTTTAGAAATACCTTTGGCAAAGATTTTAAAAATGAGTATCTCAAAAAGTATCCAGCACGCGCAATGAAAAGTGCGCTCGGCATGGGAACGGCGTGGATGGTTGCAAAACAAGTTACGAAGGCCATTGATGGCAAAAATTAGTTACATGGATGACCTGGAACCGGAAACAATAGATAAGTTGTTCCCAGAGCTTGGTCAGTTAGATAGAGAATCCATTAACGCTGTAAAAGTGATACGCGGCACAGACGTATTCTTTGATGATATGAATGTATTCGAAAAGTGTGTACTTGCAACTAACGGCATAATCCCAGATTTTGGATTTGTCGAAGGGTGTGACCCACAGCATATATGGTTTACGGTGTCACTGGCTTCGAAACTACGCCCAAATAAAAGCTATTCTTGGGAAGTTCAGAAGTATTGTCAATACTTGTTTAACGAAGACGGGGTGTATGTTTACCCCCCTCAGTTTAAAAAGCTAGATGACTATTACTTTCAGCGCATACTAAATACACTGTCAGATGGCGATGTCCCCGAGACTATCCGCATACAACGTGACAAGTATTTAGCCATACAGCTTTATATAGATAGGAAAAGCAAATAATGTCAACAGCATCACACCTGACTGGGTCTTCCGGTGGTGGTACCGCTAACAAGCAAAAATACCCGAATCCATTTTTTGATTTATCAAAGGACTACATTCCGTCTACAATAAAGAAGCTGTTCAAGTATTGCAGAAGCTTCTTTTACAAAAATGAATTTATTAATTCAGTCATTTACAAATTGTCAGAATATCCAATCACGGATTTTCTATATGATCGTATTGATAAACAGGAAACCAAAGACAGCTACAGGGAGCTGTTCGGGCACTACCTTAAACTGAAGTCTTTGCTTATCGAGATCGGTCTCGATTACATGACCTTCGGTAACTGCTTTGTAAGTGCCAATATGGACTTCAATAGATACTTGCATTGTAACGCATGCAAAGAGGTTATGCAGTTTGATGAAGTTAAAAAAATAAAACTAAAGCAGTGGAAGTTCCACGGCACATGTCCCAAGTGTAACACACAAACTGAATTCCGTCCAGAAGACAAAGTTATCAAAACACCGAATAACCTAAACTTCATTAGATGGGCGCCAGAGAACATAGATATATTGTACGATCCACTTACAGGAAAAAGTAGGTACTTCTACAACATCCCTAAAAAGACTCAGGGCCTTATCTTAAAGAATGAGCGCTATACCCTAGAGCATATTCCTCTTTTATTTCTATATTCTATGGAAAACAAGAGAAAGATAGAATTGAATCATGATAACCTGTACCACTTCAAACGCCACACTCTAGCTGAAGATGATATGGGTTGGGGTAAACCTATGCTATTGCCTGCATTGTCATTGATTTGGTACATGCAGACACTACGTCGCGGCAATGAAGCTATTGCTGTTGAGCACATCATTCCTATGAGGGCTATTTATCCTGCGGCGCAGGGAACCATGGATCCGTATTCAGGTATGAATCTAGGTAAATGGCGCAGTAAGATTGAGGCTCAAATAACGAACTGGAAGAAGGATCCTAATCATATTGGTATCTTTCCTATACCTATAGGCTATCAGTCGCTTGGTGGCGACGCTAGGGCCCTTATGGTAACTCCTGAACTTAAGTTCCTGGAAGATAACATCGTAACGTCCTTAGGTGTACCAGTAGAATTTGTAAAAGGTGGAGCTAGTTGGACAGGATCATCTATCTCACTTCGTATTGTTGAGAATCATTTCTTGTCGTACAGGGAACAGCTTTTAGATTTTGTCAACTACTTCGTGATACCAACAGTAAAGAAATTCCTCGGATATCCAGATGTTACTGTACGATTTAAACGCTTCAGAATGTCAGACGATTCAGAGAGTAAGAGATTGATGCTTGAGCTAGGCATGGCAGATAAAATAAGTGATAGTAAACTACTTGGTGAATTTGGATTCGATGTAGAGGAAGATTTACAGCAGCGTGCTAAGGAATTAGAAAGTAAAAAAGAGTTACTTGCGAAGACCACTGCCGCTGAATCTGAAGTACAGCAGACGATACAAATACAGAGCGCACGTGCCCAAGCTAGGGCAGAGTGGGCATTTACAGACGAAAAGTTAAAGATTGATGAGGAGATGTTCGAAGACGAATTACATCGTGAGGGCCTCCCAGAAACAGCTAACCCGTCTAAACAATTACATATGTTAGCCTTGCAGCTTATGACGGCCCCAGAAAAGCAGAAAGCAAAAATTATGCAACAACTGCTGGCCGAGAGACCTGTAACATTTGGGCTAATTCAAAAACGTATGTCAATGGTTCAGGAATATATGATGGCATCTATGCCTCAAACTATGGAATCTGACCAAAAGGCAGAAGAGAACGAAATTAAACGAACTCAAGTTGTCAACAAGCCTAAACCTGAAGCACATACGGCGCCAAAGAAAGGCAATCCATAATGATGGAAAAATACGGAACATATCATTTGTTCATAAATAAAGAAACTGGCGAAGAGAAGCGTATACCTGAAGCAGTGTATCGCGAATTGGAAATGGAAAAGGTCGCCGAACTTGGCGAGCGTTGGGAAGAGATGAAGGAAGATAAACCTGAAGAGGTAGCTGCGAATGAATCATGATAACATGGAGAAGAAGGTTGGATACTTTAATTTGTCCAAGCCTAGTGAACGTGCAGAGTACGAAGCGATTTTAAATGAGCCGCTTGTTAAGGTAAAAAAAGAAAACTTCAAGTATTCAACACCGAACACAAAATCAGCCGAACCGTTGATAACGATTTGGTATGAAATAGAAAAATAAAAAAAGGGCCGATTGGCCCTTTTCTTTTACTTGCCGTTTCGGTAACACGCAGAAGCGCCACCTCCACGACGATCTCTGACATCATATACCAGGTAGCAGCACCTGATATCTGGGTTGTTCTTAGATAGTTTCTTTGCACTTGCGTGCGCTATCTCAATTCGCTTTACAACGGTAGTTCCGGATACAGTTAGCCATACCGTCAGCGTGCCACCGTACTCATCCGTGGCTTGCATCTTCCGTGAGACAATGTCCCACGCAAACGCACTCGATGCCATAATCAGGATGACGAATGCTAAAATTATAAGCTTTTTCATAATTCTCCTCTTTTACTGCTTCATTCCATTGAGATATGCGGCAGCCGACACTATCTTCTGCCCATTATGGAACACGTATATGCACCGACGTCCGGGATTATTCCACGACATGAACATTGCCATGCGGTGTACATACTCAACAATCTCGGCCTTTGTATCGGCTGATCCTGTCACGTAGCACACCTTTGTGCCGTTGTCTTCGATTCGGATAGTCCTATCCAGCACGAACAGTCGGGCGAATCCTGATGAAACCATAATAGCAAGCACCAGAATAGTCAAAATTAATCTTTTCATTTCATTCTCCAGTTATTCTAATCTTCAGTATTAAATCATTATTAAGGACTGTTTATCGCTCATTGTATCCCCCAAGTTAACGTTAATACTCTTACATACTTCTTATACCCTAAAAAAAGGAACCAAAGGTTCCTTTAGGTTTTTCTCATACCGTAGAATCTACGGTTTCGTTGAAGTTATCATCGGTCCATTTGCATCTGGTGGTACGTGTATCACCATTTGCGATTCTTGGAAGTTGTCAGCTGTGTTCTTAATATAGTGGGCAGTTGGGGTATTCAAACTGAAAGTTTTTTCTAACCCAGCTAGCCAGTTTATAAGTCTCCATTGACTAATGTTCGGACCATTTATGTCGGTTCGGATCTTTGCTTCTACCATAATAGCATACGGTGATACCGGCCCAACTTTCACTGCTATTGTAGATGCTGGTACATCTGACCTAATGGGATCTAGCAGTATACTTTCGTACTCTAGTGTACTACACAAAGTACAGGCCTTATGATTTGCTATGTAATATTCGCTATCGGTGATCGTGCTGATCAGTTTATTTGCGTCAAACATGTTTCTTGATTAATCCTTCCAAAGTCTTTCGTTTATCATCCCAATCAAATAGCTTCTTGGCTCTGGCCATTGCTGGGTAGTTCCGTACCTTTGTACGATCATTAGCAACCCAGGCGTCGTAGTGCACTGTTAGCGCCTCTACTAGCTTTGGTAAGCTAACGATAGGCCGCATATGCCCGTTATCATTTGCCATTGAGAATACACCAGCATTGTCTACAAACGTTCCAGGCTCGCCTAGTATTTCCCTCATGACTGAGTTCTTTGGCGCCACTGTTGAAGTAGCAGTAGCACTTGCTTCCCCTAATGAGAACCCGAAACCCTCGCCGATGGCTGTGGTAATATTCAGATCAGCCATGTTATATAGCTCATTTAGCTCTGCCTCAGTTAGCGGAGCTGCATACGGATGCTCCTTCCGTAACAGAAGGTTCTTACTAAGCTCGTTAGGTGCCCATCCAGCGTTAATCGCTGATGATTGTAATAGACATCCAGGAGGCGGGCCCATCATTAGTTCGTGATTGCCGGCATGAATGTATAGCCCTATATCGAAATTTCCGGGGACAACATCTACTATGTCCTCTATTCCGCAGCCATTTAGTGGGCACGCGTATTCGCCTATTGGGTAGTAATTACCGCATTTGCACTTATTGTATCCGTAGTATAGCATTGATGTTGCTAGCAAGGTTAGCAGCATTTGTTTACGTGGTTGGAAGCGGTTGTTGTTTATAATCATAAACTTATCGGCCCAACCGTTCTTCTTGCGCAATTTGCTGACTTCAGTTTCCGCTAACGGGTAGAAGGATTTAAAGTCAATTCCGTGGGCAAGTGTATGCACTTCTTTAGATGCTGACGGCGGTATAGCCGCTCTTATCTCATCCAATGCCCATTTGGTATAAGTTATGATTTCATTTGTCATATCAAATACGATATCCGAATCCTTTATTTTACCCTTTTGGAAAATTGTGCCCCAGGCTTTATTGTACGGGTGCCCATCAACTGGGAAGTATACAATTACTGGAAGTTTTTGTGATGCCTGCCGTACCACCTTCACCATGTTCTCGACGTTAAAGATGTCTTGAAACAGTAGTATTACATCCGGTTTAAAGTCGTTTATAATGCGTGGCATTTTGTTGTACCCAAATGGATCGCCCTGATCGAGCGGATAGATGAACCATTTGCTGGTATCATAATGCTTCATGCCGTGTTCGTTGATGCCTACGAATCCGACGGAGTATGTTTTGTGTAGATCCCTAAATAGGTTCTTAGATACTACACCAAATCCTGTTGGAACGTTTGGTGAGTCTCCCCATATAAGTATTCTTTTTTTAGTCTTCTTGTTCGCCATTAACTGCCTTTTTGCTTTGTTCGCGTACTTGTGGATTTTGACATAGGTTTCGCACGATATCCGACAACTTTATGTCTTCGGGTGTGTTACCTATAATATCATGATCTATGCTACTTGTCAAGTCATTGAACAAAGTCCACGCGTTTGTCACAGTAGTTAAAAATGACGAAATCTTCATTGTGTCTCATGTGTTAATTCCTGTAAATAAGTTCTAGCTGCTTTTCTAGTTTCTCGCCGTGATGTGGGTTCAATTGTTTTGCCCACGCCACCTTACCACTTAATACTTGGAACTCTTTTTGTGTAATCGTCTTACCCTTAAGATTATGCAGCTGTGCTCTAAGATTCCTCCTCTTATCTCTTGCTATATTCTGCTTCTCATTTACTACTACCCCAGTAACAGACATTCTTCTATGCCGTCTTTGGACCTTTACCTTTTTCCGATTTAGGCGGAAGCCGTGCATTGAGAACAGCTTAGTGATCACTGGTATAATTTTCGGCAGATCCATATTTGATCTCGATGAGCAAACAATGTCATCTGCATATCTTGTTATAACGCAGTTGAAATCATGCTGCAGTTCTTGAAGCTGCTTATCCATGCCAAGCAACACTAGGTTGCCTATGGCCGGAGACGTGCATGCTCCTTGCGGACAATTGCCTTTGTATGTTACCGCGCTTACCAGCTCATCAATGTCCCACGAAGATGCATCGTTGCACATTGGTAGTAGATACTCAAACATCTTGCGAACTTTGCCTTCTGTCAGGGACGGGAAAAAGTCTTTGATGTCTAACTTTACCAGTATCTTTGCTCCTATATGATACGATGCGTTTGTAACTGGACTTCTATTTTTTGTGAATCCATGCGCTATTGGGTGCGCCGAAAATCGATACAACAGTGTATACAAAATAACTTGTTGACGTTCCGCAGTTTTGCCTTGTGGTGCATTTATTTCCCTATATCCACCAGAGCGTTTTGGTATTCTGAATGTTTGGTATGTAGCCGATGTATCCATTGTTCTCCTTAAGTTTTACTTTCCCTGTTGGTGGGAATATCGAAAAATAATCCGCGGATTAATTTTTATTCACATCACATAAACCCACGGCTGTGGGCATGTGATCATTACTCGTATCAAAGCGCTTCGCCTTGCATTTATGTTCTAAAACTTCTCTTTATACTTGTAACTTGTATGGAAGACACGCCCGTCCTTATCAGGGGGTGTTCTATCCAACTCTTGCCTCATATACAGCGCTCCGCTGTACTAGTTTCTATAAAAGGAGATGTATAAAATACTTTAATACTTAAAGCGATAGCCGACTTTTCTTTTGTCACCGGGTCTTACTCGGTTTATCCACGCTCGAGGGTACAAAAGCTATCGCTGAATTGGGTAACAAGGGGTTTCCCCGTCCGGGCGCGACCCTGTTAAGGTTAGGTCGCTTCGCCCGGCTTTACGAAACTCCATGGTGGTAGGCTAACGAGTGCGTATCACACTCATGTTGTGTTGAATGCTATTAAAGTATTTTACTATTTCAGCTAACCGTCTCAGAGGTTGGCTGTGAGATGTGCTTGCAGTCTATAACTGCCGTGCGTAGCGATGCGCTTCGCTATGTCGAAACTAAAATACTCAGGACATTGTTGCAAAAATGTTTAGAGCGATTTCGCTCTCTGCATTCTGATTATAAATGTCCGACATCTTTATTACTAATCTGGAAATGGTGTTCAACACTTCTGCTGTATGCCATCCAGTGTCTACGAGTAACGATATGACACTGACCTTTTTTTCCTTAGTCCACTTGTTGAATTTTTCTACAAAGTCAGCCCTAAGTGGTGATTCTCCATCAGTTATAAAGATTATGTCTGCCTTTGAAAACGCTGGCTTGCTGTCGATATACTGCATTGACAGTGTTAGCGGAGGCTCAAAGTTTGTGCCGCCGTTAAGAAACAGTTCTGCCATTTCTATTGTCTTCTGTGTATTAGGGCCTTCTTCTTTGGGGAAGTCGTGTACCCTTAATTGCTCAACGCTGTGTTCACCGGAGTAGTGTATCACCATGAAATCACGATGCTCTTTTTGTGCTATGTCCAGCAATGAAAGTGCTAAAGCTTTTGCCCAGTATTCAGGCATGCCATTCATGCTACCTGATTCGTCGATGCAGCATATGATTGGACCCTTGGATTTTTTGGCCTGTCCGGACAGTGCAAACTGAAGCAGTTTACCTTCTATGAAGTCTATCTTGAATAGGTTACGACGTCCCTTGTTGGCACTTCGCATGTTACACAATTCAGATGGTAATATTCTAGCGAGGTCGTTTCCGCGTTCAATAGAGTATACTTCATCGCTGCCGCGCTTGATTTTTTCTTTGCAAACCTTTGTTGCAATCATGCGTAGGCGTCCAGCTATCTTTGCAATTTCCTTCATCTTGTGGCTGTTCTTGATCTTGTTGAACAATTCCATCTGTTGACGATATCCAATGTTCTCACCTCCACCGGCACCTAACCCCCATTGTTTTAAGGTATCCAGAGTGTCGGAAGTGCGCTGTATCACAGTAGACATCGCTCGGTTGATATCCTTACTAAGATCTTTTTTGGCCCAAGCGCTAACGTCTTTATACGCTTCCTGTAGAGCCTTTTCAGCCTCTTTTAGCGAGATTTCATTTGCACTAGGTCCACCACTTTCTTCACCTTCGCCATCTCCAGCTTCGCCTGTACCTTTGCCATCACCATCTTCACCGGTGCCTTCTGCGGCTTCTTCCTCTTCCTGCAATTTCTTTGCTGCATCTAATGCGTCTTGTATAGCCCGGTTAATGGCATCTTGCTTCTCTTTAAGCTCATTAGCCATTTCTAGTGCCTCACGCCCAAACACTTCAGTTGCTATTGCAGTAGCCATGGTGTCCAGCTTAGTCATGGCTCTCAACTCTTTGAACTTTTGTGACTCAGTAAGGTTAGACATTACTGCGTTGTTAAGTAGGAAGTTGTGATCCATTTGATACTCAGGGAGTAGCCCTGCATTATATCTGTAAAACGATGAGTACACGTCCTGGTACAGCTCGGGGAACTGCTCATAGTCTTTTTCGCCCTTTCGTCCCAGTGCGCCTATTTCTGCCGCACTTTCCTTGAGCTCATTAAAGTTATCTATGTCGAACGCGTCATTAATAATTGAGTACTTTTCGTCGAAGAGCGGGTCAGCGAATGACCCGTGCTTCTTTGATAATATACTATTGTCTACCTTTTTCATAATGTGATATCCGCTGATATGTCACTCACGTCCAAACCTACAGCTTCCTGTACTATCTCTTTGTTCATGGTCTGGAGCCTGGTCTTGTACTTAACTAAAGAGTCTACAACTTTACCGCGTTCCCGCAAGTACTTCAGCTGCTTCTCTATGTCTCTGATAGCATCTTTTATCTTCTTCATGGCATCGATACCTGAAGCACTACGATCAGAAACTTTTCCTTTACTGTCCTTGAAGTCGCGATAGATGTTACTTGCTTTTTCAAACAGATCTACCACGGTAGCCTTTTCCGGAAGTGCGACACTCAGCACAGAGAAATGAACTATACGCTCATCATCGGGATTAGACCACAGCACATTTTTCAGAATCTCGAAATCCTCTTCGCTGACATGATGACGTCCTTGCAAGAAGGCTTCGGTCTTCATTATCTGTATACATTTTACCCATGTACGATCGGTTACTATGATGTCTTTTTTCTCCAGAGCCTTTTTAATATCCACCACAAAATTAATGATGGCCTGATCAGTAGTAACATCTTGGGCATCCTTTAATCCCTGCTTTACTTCTGACATCAGGATCTTCTCTGGCATTTGCAGCGTGTAATCATTCGTCAACGCATTGACAAATTCAGCTGCGTCATTGATGTATGCGGCGCGGAACTTAAATTGGAATCTGTCATACATGGCATCCAATCCGTCATCTTCTGCCGGAATCTCATTAGAGGCCCCAATTAAAAGCTTGAGTGGAATTCTTGGATCCTGGTGCTTGCCGTTGTGAAAGATACGTTCATTCATAACAGTTAGCAACGAATTTAGAATACCGCTGTTAGCCTTGAATACTTCGTCAATAAAGGCGAAGTCAGCCTCTGGTAATTTACCGTCCGTGATACGTCGATAATCATCCTCGTCTAGACCCTGTGCTGATATAGGTCCAAACAATTCGTCAGGTGTAGAGAACTTAGTAACCAATCTCTCAAAATACTCCCCACCGAATGCCTCGGCCCAGCGTTTAATAACCGCGCTTTTAGCCGTTCCTGGAGGGCCTAGCAGCAACATGTTACTGTTCGAGAACATAGCCAATGGAATCCCATGTATAATGTCTTCGCGCTCTACGTACATTTTGGATAAAAAATCTTCATTGGCTTTAACCTTCTGGTGCAATGTCAAACTTGTACTCATTAATAATCTCCCATCGGTCCGCCAAAAGATGGCTGGCTTGGCTTGGTCCCGTAAAATATTTCCTCTATCGACTTAGGTGTTGTACTTCCGTATGTTAAGAACCTAATAAGCATTTGGTTCCACTCCTCCAGTAGCCGCTGTACCACATCAGATTCCATATCCCCTACATGTGCGGGAATGGAGAACGATAACTGTGATTGCCCGGGCCCTGTTTTTTCGCTTGCAATGCGTGTTACCTTTGGCTGGACACCTGGGTCATACCCAAATTCCAGCACCGTAGCTTTTCGCTCTTCTTCGGTAAATCCCAATTTGTGTGTTGGCACAAACCCCTTATTAGCTACCTCTGCCCCGGCTCGCTCGAGCGTCTTTTGCGCCGTTGCTTTGCCATCCTTTGTTTGTTGTATATGTTTTTGCAGAGCCTCTTTAGTGCGGCCAAGGGATTCTGGCGATGGCACGCGTACCTCGTCTGGGTCATCGCTGAATTCCCTGGCTCTCAGAATGTTATCAAAGATGCAGAAATAACATAAGGCTTTCTTTATTGCTACCTCTTTTTGTGTCAACTCTCGACCACATCTTTCGCATGTCATTTAGTGTCCTTCTTTAGTTTTTGCAGAAAGTCACGGAGCTCTTCCTTGTGTTGTTCCGAAAAACTTTCGAATCGTTCCATGGTTTTTGGGTTTATAGCTAAAGCTGTAGCCGCCATTTTTATGCCATCGAAAATAAGCGACATCTCTTCTACTGTTTTGTTTGCAAAAATCAATGTAACCGCTTCTTCGTCATCGAATATTTCTGCTATACCCATGTTTAGCTTTATTTGTTCTGGTGTTAGCATTCTATCCTTCTATTGTTATGATAAAAGAAGGAACTGATCGTTCCTTCCCCGTAATTTTCGCTACTTTCTGAAATTAGTCCGTATGCTTGAAATTACAGCATTCATTAGATTTGCTGCTGCTGGCCTCAGGTCTACTTTCAGAAAAATATCCCACTCCTCGGGTATTTTAGCACCCCCAGAGAGGTTAGCCGACAGTTTTGTCCCGAACTGGGACTGTCCGCTAGATTGAAATAGAGTGGTGTCACCTAGCTTCATGCAACATGAATCCTCCTTGTCTACGGTACAAACATCAAGAGTGTCGAGCTGCTTGACCGGTTGCGGTTGTTACCTTATAATATGTTTAGTTATAAATATCTCTTTATACTCATCTTATACCACAAAAACACTAAAAGGTAACCCAATGGCTGGAAGAGTAGACGCCCTCGATGCTAATGCTCAAGACATCTTGATGCAGAAAACGGTCGTGAAATCATTGTATAATGAATTTCCGATAACGGGCGCAAAGCATACTATACAGATTAAAAACATAGTCATAGACGAGACTAAGGCACCAATCAATGATTTGCCATCCCAAAAGGAAGTTAAGCTTAGTGGCAAGTCTTGGACAATGCCTGTATATGCTGATTTTGATCTAATTGATAATGAAACAAATAAAACCATATCTACTAGCAAGAAGCTGAAGATAACCTCAATCCCTAGAATGACAAATCGCTATTCTGTCATCATCAATGGTAATGAGTATCAAACTATTAATCAGTTTCGTTTGCGCCCTGGAGTCTACACTCGCGAAAAAGCAAACGGCCAGTTTGAGAGCCAATTCAACTTGGAAAAGGGTTTCAACTTCAAAATGATGCTGGATCCAAAGAAAGAGGTATTCTTTCTTCAGGCCGGTAATCAGAACTATCCAATATATGCTATACTTAACGCACTTGGCATGCCTGACGCACCAATGAAGAAAGCTTGGGGCTTAGAGATATTTGAGGCCAATGCTAAAGCAGGGGCGAAAGATCCTGAAGGCGCCATTATAAAGCTTGTTGAAACATTACTGCATACTAAACCAAAAACGTACGCAGAGGCTTTAGTTCTGTTTAATAAGTATCTAGCCGATACATCAGTATCTGCGGAGACTACCGAATTAACACTTGGTCAAAGTTTTGACAAAGTAAACAAGGGCATGATCCTTGCAACCTCCAAAAAGCTGCTGAAGGTTATGCGTCGTGAAGAGCCTGAAGATGAGCGTGACTCGTTGGTATTCAAGGACCTATTTACACCGCAAGATCAGCTAAAAGCGTTCCTTGATTCTAAAGCTGTAACCATTACAAAGAAGATAAAATGGCGATTGGATAATAAGGACACAATCAGAGACATCGTTCCACAAATGTATACGGTGATCCAATTAAAGATTTCTTCTCTACTGGTGAACTTAGTAGCCCGCCTCCACAAACCAACCCCGCAGCTATTGTAGGTGAGTGGCGTAAGACAACTGTTATGGGTACTGGTGGTATTGGATCACGCCATGCTGTTACTATGAATGTGCGTGATGTGCATCCATCAACAGTTGGTTTCTTGGATCCAGTGAATACTCCGGAATGTTTTTGTAAGTATATGAAAATATTGACTTTAGGTGGATGGAAGTATGTTTACAAATTAACATATGAAGACAAAGTAGCTTGTAATATAGACAGTGAATTACAGTTCCATACTCCACACAAGATTCAAGAATTTGATTATGATGGAACCTTATATACCTTTAGAAACAAAAAAATAAAACAAACTGTTACGCATAACCACAGAATGTGGGTACGGCCAATAGATACGCGTAGTAATCTAGGATACCGTATAGAAACCGCCGAAGAGTTATATGGTAAAGATAGACTTATCAAATTAGACCACACGGCTTATTTAGGTAATTCAAATTATAAGCATTTTGTGTTTCCTTCTGGCCAAAAATTTAATATAGTGGACTGGTGTTCACTTGTTGGGTGGCAGCTGTCAGAGGGTAGTGTAAAAAAATATAATAAAAAACCATATCATCTAGATATATCACAAGTTATAAGCAGTAATCGAAATATCATAGAAGCCTTATTGTCTAGACTCGGACTGAAATATGCTATGCATGCGCACGGTATATATGTAAAAGATAGTGAACTTGCTAACTACTTTCACCAGTTTGGTTATTGTGATAAAAAGTATATTCCTAAAGATCTATTTGAGGCCCCACTAGAAGCTAGAGAAGCCCTACTAGAATCTCTTATGTTAGGAGATGGCAGAAGAACAGATCCCAGAAATTCATTAAAAGTAGAACGATTTGATCAAGAAACATATACCACCACAAGTGAACACCTTGCCAAAGACGTTGAACGTTTAATTATTTCACTTGGGTTCCCCGCATCTATCAAATGTTACCCTGATGGCCGAGAAGAAAGATATTTAGATGTTTATGAAGTTCGTATTTTGGGAAAATCTGACACACAGGTATTAGCCACTAAGGGTCACCATTCCAAAGATAACTACACTGGTAAAGTTTATGGTGTTACTGTGCCCGGTGGATTATTATATGTAAAGGAAGATAGCTATATTCCTTCTTGGACTGGTAATAGTGGAAAGATCGGTGTCACACTTCCGTTGTCCATTGGTGTAGCCAAAACTGAAAAAGGTTTAGTAACTAAAATACTAACCGTAGGCGGTAAGCTAAAAGAGCTTACTCCAAAGCAAATGTGGGATCACAAAATAGGTTTCCCTGATCAGTACACTATGAAAGATGGGAAAGTAGTTGCGAATGGTGCTCTAGTAAAGGCTAACTACAAAGGCCAGTCTTTACTTTTCAACAGCGACGAGATATACGGATACATACATAATCCGGCATTCATGTTTTCATATCAAAGTAACTTGATCCCGTTCCTGGGAACGGTATCTGGTAACCGCGCCATGGTAGCTAGTAAGCAAATCGGCCAAGCAGTTGCTGTATCGAACCCGGATAAGCCGCACGTTCGTGTTCTCGGTCCTAACAAAAAGATGACATTTGGCAAAGTTATAAGCAATGTGATGAACCCATTTGTTCCCCCTAAGCTAGCTTCTGGTACCGTTAGCAAAGTTACGGATGACTACATCTACATTAAGGAAACCGGTAATAACAAAACTCATAAGATTGGCCTGTTCAATAACTTCCCACTAAACCAAGAAGCATTCATTCATAGCAAGCCAACAGTTAAAAAAGGCGACAAAGTAGTTGCCAATCAAATGCTTGCAGAGAATAACTTTCAGAACGAAGGCGAGTTAGCACTTGGTATAAATGCCAAAGTGGCTTACATGCCGTGGAAGGGATTCAATTTCGAAGACTCTGTGGTTGTCACTGAGTCGTTTGCAAATCGTATGACATCTGAAAAGATTCTTAAATTCAACTACACCCTTCCAAAAGAAGGATTGATTGATAAAGAAAAATTGATGGCTTACTACCCCGACTCCCTTACCCCTGAAAACTTCGCGAAGTTAGATAAAGAGGGAATTGTTAAAGAAGGGGAAGAGGTTCTACCAAACGAAGTACTGGTAGCTGCTATCGCTCCAAAAGAGTATACGGATGAAGAGCGTATACTTAAAACCATGAACAAGAGCTTAGCCGTCCCATACGCCCGTAGCACCGTTACTTATTCAGGCCATGCCAAGGGTAAGGTTTTATATGTTCGCAAGCTGACGGGCGGTAGATACGCCATACACGTCAAAGTTGTAGCACCTATGGAAGTGGGTGACAAGATTGCTGGTCGCTATGGCAACAAAATGATTATATCCAAGATCATTGCAGACGATGAGGCACCGCACACTAAGGCAGGTGTAGCAATGGATGTCATCGCTTCCCCGTTCGGTGTTCCTGGACGTATGAATGTTGGGCAGCTTCTTGAAACAGCCGCTGGAAAACTTTCTAGCAAAACTGGCAAATCGTACGAGATTTCAAACTTTGATGGAACAGACCATTTAGCTAAACTCAAGAAAGAGTTCAAAGAGAACGATTTAGAAATGGATGAAACCCTTACCGATGGTAAGGATGGTAAGCCATTCAAAAATAAAGTATTCACAGGCGATCAGCATATATTAAAGCTTATGCATGTTGTAGAGCATAAACTGAAACATCGTAGCTACGGTTCATATAGTATGGACGAGCAGCCTACCCGCGGTGACGAGGGTGGACAGGCTATGGATCAACTTACAACGTATGTTGCCATGGCTCACGGAGCCAAGCATAACCTTTACGACGCCACAGCGATAAAAGGCCAGAAGAACGATGAGATCTGGAGAAATATACAACTAGGCCTGCCGGTTCCCCCACCTAATCGCAACTTTGCTTGGGATAAGATGGTGAACTACTTAAAAGCCTCTGGTGTTAATGTAGAAAAGAAAGGTGACTACATACAGGCATCTCCTTTAACTGATAGAGAGGTAGATAAGCTTGCTACCGGTGAAATTGCTAATGCCGGCCATATGCTTATAGGTAAAAACCTGTCAAGTATTAAGGGAGGACTGTTTGATACAAATATAACTGGTGGTATGCAAGGTAAGAAGTGGGGCTACATTCAACTTCAGGAAAAAGTACCTTCACCGCTTATGGAAGGATCCATTACATCTATTCTCAAGATTACTGGTACAAAATTCAAGGCCATCGTCAATGAGCAAGAAGAGCTAAACGGAGAAACCGGATTCAAGGCTATAGAGAAGGCCCTAAAGAAAGTTGACGTTCCTAAAGAAATAGATAAAGCAAAGGCTGATCTTAAAAAGGCCAGTCCTGCTGCGGTTGATAAACTGAATAAGCGTGTACGCTATCTACAGGCACTAGAGAAGTTTGAACTTAAGCCTGAAGATCTAATGATATCCAAAGTTCCCGTTCTACCGCCAGTGTTCCGTCCGGTGTATCCCCTACCTAGTGGTGACCTTATGGTTAACCCTATAAACTGGTCATACAGACAACTAGGCCTAATCAATAATGGCTTAAAAGAATACAAGGCCATGGGCCCAAATGTATACAAAGAACTTGGATTGCAGTCACGTAAGGAGCTTTACCAAGCTGTTAGTGAAGTGCAAGGTGTCACAGATCCTATTGGGTATGGCCAAGAAAAGCGTCTAGGTGCACTAGGCCAGCTATCAGGTAAGAAAGGCACATCCCCAAAATATGGTTTCATACAAGGCAAGTTATGGCGTAAGCGTCAGGACTTAACTGGCCGTTCAACTATTACTCTTGAGCCTAGTCTAGGATTGGATCAGATTGGTATCCCAGAGGTCATGGCGTGGTCAATCTATAAGCCGTTCATGATGAATGAGCTTAAGAAGCAGGGATTCTCCCCTGTACAGGCCATGGATGAAATAGAAAAGAAAAGTGATCGTGCGAAAACTGCCCTATTACTAGGATCAGAAAAACGCCCAGTGCTAGTCAACCGGGCTCCATCCCTACACAAATTCGGACTACAGGCATTTAAGCCAGTTATTGTTGAGGGTAATGCTATCAAGCTGAACCCGCTAGTAACCAAGGGATTCAACGCCGACTTTGATGGTGATACAATGTCAGTCCATGTTCCTGTTACTGATAAAGCCGTAGACGAATCATTTGGCATGTTGCCTTCGCGCAACGTATTTATGCCAGGTGTGCATGGAAATAAGACCATGCCTATTCAAGGGTTTGGGCAGGACTACCAGCTTGGTATCTGGCTGCTAACACGTAAGTTAAAAAGCAGCACAAAAACATATGACTCAGTAGGAGCAGCTCAAAAAGCGAAAGTGCCTTTAACTACAGAAATAACAATCAAGGGTATTGGTAAAACAACTCTTGGTCGTGAAACATTGATCAAATCAATACCAAAAGAATTCCATAAGTTTGTGCGAGTTAACGAGATGACCGGTAAAAAGGTCGATGAGTTAATGACAGAAATAGCCAAGAAGTCCAATAAGGACTATGGTCCAGTATCTGACTCCTTAAAGACTATTGGTGCCGACATGGCCCATCATCATGGGTTTAGTATATCACTGAATGACTTAGACATTGACCGCGGTTATCGCGATAAAATTGTAGCTAACACATGGAAGAATCTTGGCAAAGATCCTTCTAATAAAGAAGTGGTTGATGCATTTATGAAAATAGATGCTAGTATAATAGCTGGGCAGACCAAGGAAGTTGCGCGGAGTGAGCGCGAGATGAAGCGTGAGAATAACCTAAACATAATGCTTGAGTCTGGGGCTGGCGGTAAAAAGGTTAAAGGGGCTGCGCAGCAGATTCTGTCAATGCCTGGTGTACTACTTGACGTCCATAATAAACCTATTCCAATTCCTAACACTAGATCATGGACAGAGGGACAAGATGTTGCAGGCTATTGGAATTCAATGTATGCAGCTCGTAAGGGTGCCGTAGATAGGGCTATTAACACGCAGGATACCGGATTCCTGAACAAGTCACTTCTGGCTGTAACACGTAACCTTGTTGTTACCGTTGAAGACTGTGGCACAGAGGATGGTATAGATATTGCTGTAACTGATAAGAATGCGGCAGACCGGTATCTAGCAGAAGACATAAAAGGCTTGTCTAAAAAGGACACCATCGTTACCCCAGAAATGTTACGTAAAGCTAAAGCAAAAGGCATTAAAACACTTAAGGTAAGATCTCCGCTAACTTGTGAGACGCCTAAGGGTGTATGTGTTAAATGCTACGGCTTAGTTGCTGGAGGCCAGCCTGCTAAGGTAGGTGACAATGTTGGCATTATTGATGGTCAGACTATGACCGAGCGTAGTACACAGTTACAGATGCAGACCTTCCATACAGGTGGTACTGCTAAAGGCACTTCAATGCTTGTGTCTGGCTTCCCACGTATTCTACAGTTACTTAAAGTTCCTGCTGAACTCGGAGGTAAAGCTACACTATCTGAGATATCCGGTACAGTTGAAAAGATTACGAAAAACCCACTTGGCGGTAATAATCTATTTGTATCCGGGGTAGAGCATAGAGTTCCTGCCGGCGTTGGTGTATCTGTTAAAGTTGGAGATAAAGTTAAGCGTGGTGAACTGCTTTCAGAGGGTATTATCAAGCCCCAAGAACTTGGTAAACTTAAGTCTCATCTCGATGCTGAAAAGTATATAGTTGATGAACTTGATAGTGTGTTCGATGGTATATTCCATAAACGTACATACGAGACAGTAGTTCGTGCTATGGGATCGCAAGCTAAAGTTACAGAGTCACCAGAAGACAGCGATATAATTCGCGGAGATGTTGGTGACATTTGGGAACTTAAACGCATAAACAAGAAACGAGAATCCGAAGGTAAGGATCAACTAAAATACGATCCTTATTTTAAATCGATTGATATGCTTCCACATGATAGAGCTGATTGGCTAAGCAGGTTAACTGTTAACCGTATTCGCAGTACAGTGCAGGAAGCTGCCTCACGTGGCTTAGCTTCTAATATACATGGCGTTGACCCTATACCTGCCTATCTATACGGCACCGAATTTGGAAAGGGTGAGAAGGGAAATTACTAATGCTGCACGGTCCGTGTGCGCACATTCTACTAGGCTATGATTTCAGGCGTACGTACAATACTGAATTTGAAAAACTACCCAAACTGGCCGATAAGGCTCGTCGAACTGGGAAGTTATATTTTGAAAACATGGAATGGGCTAACTTCATTGAATTCTTTGGGGAGGGCCCATTACCTGCCTACCTAAAAGTCTTTACTTTCGACCTAGACGGTTATGAGCTGCAGCATCCTCGCTGCTTAGTCCGTGATACACGCAAACTACAATTCTATGATATCCGCATTGGTAATAAAGTAGTTCGTGACACAGAGATACTAGCGTATAACCGAGACCTCGGCTCCATAGATTATTTGGAACCTTTAGATTCTGTAGGACTGTGGATGCCCATGCCGTTGCATTTTGATATGATAGATGATGGAGAGGGCTCTTTTAAAGCGGGCGTAGCGCGTGCTACAAAGATGGTAAAGAAAGCTAAAAAGACAAGGGGTGGCGCTAAGTGTGATACACACAAACTAAGCATGCCTAAGTATGTGCTTGGTCGTAGTCGTGAGTATAGGCTAGGTTTTTTCTCTGGGCTGTTTAATGTGTATGGACTTTTGCCAATTGGGGGAGATGGAGTTGTAAGGGGCGGAGGTATGGAATTCCACGATGATGTATCACGTCCTAGATTTGTATGCATTGACCAAAATTCTGATTTTTGGTTTATGTTCAGACAACTGCTTGCTAGCTTGGGACTTGAATTAAACGACAAGTTCAATTCGTTTGGGGACCATAGGTATTATGATACAAGGTTACGCCCAACTTCTTTTAATGTCCTGCTTGACGATCTCGTTATTACCAATCCCAAACGTAAAAGAGAAATCAAATTTTTTCGTAATGTACTCCACATGTGGATGGAGAAGACCAAAAACGTTCCAGTTAGTGCCGCTGTGGCGGGGGTGCTATCAAACTACTCGAGTAGCATAGATGGAACAGAAGATCGCGGTATTGCTGGTAGTACTAGCAAGCTAGTTGAGGGCAAGGTTCATATAGCCCACAAGAATCTAGTTCATATGGATAACTGGAAACGCTATATGCTTGATAATAAAAAAATAAAATGGCTGAAAATCAGCTCGGCGGATCCAGTGGACCCGCCTGCCAATGATCAATATAGTCTTAACGACGTGAACGACCCAATGCCGTTCCTATCGTCATACCTCCTACCGCATGCTCACATCACTGCATGAGTTTAATGCGGCACGGGGCCTTTCTTTCTCCCGCGTGCTTCTTGTTGTGGGGTCCAGGTCAGAGAGTGCAGTCTAGTTAATTTTCCTGGGGGTTTAGTGGTTAATATTTAATTACGAGAAAGGCGCACATTGTAGTGTATACAACGTACATCTTTCTTATTCCATAATTTACTTGACTTTTGAACTCTATTTTATTAAACTTAGTTTAATGAAATACAACGAACAATACGAACTTTACAAGAAACTTCTGTGGATTAGTAAACGCGGATCTGCCATACAAAAGAGTATAGGCGACCTAGTCAGAAATTCCATACAAGACCTTCCCCTATGGAATGGTGATATGACCCTCACCGGAACCTTCTTAATAGATCGCGGCGATTTAGTACCTTGGGCAGATGTTAGCGTTATCGGAAAAGATGGCCAGCATTTGCGTAAGTCTATAAAAGAGCTAGGTGAAATTCCTAAACGCCGCGTGTGCCCAATAAAAATAAACTTCCACTTTGTAAACGAGGATAACCTACTAGCCCAGGCTCAGTGGGCCCGAGAATACTTAGCGTCGTATGTTCTATCACATGTGGAGCTCGGTCGTATCCTTGCAAAGATCGCCAAGGGAGCAGACGCTGGTAAGGCATTTGCACGTGCAGTCGACACAAAGAATATACCTCACCTTAAACTAATGGTGGATAAACAACTAATATGAGTAACATGAAATTTTCTGTGTTGATGAGAGCGCGCAACGAAGAGCGCACAGTAGAGCGTGCGATACGCTCTATAATAGACCTAGCGGATGAGATCGTTTTTATTGATAATCGATCTACTGATCAGACTATGGCTATAGTAGGTAGACTTCAATATGAATATGGCAAGGACCACATAAAGGTATTCTCATACCCATACGAAATAGTTCAAGCATGTACTCCTGAAGCAATGGCGTCTAAAGCATATGATCCCAATTCACGTGCAGCTATGCATCGCTTTGGTGTTGACAAGGCTCGCAATGACTGGGTTTTTGTACTTGATGCAGATGTAGTTTTTGACGGTACTTTAGATCTACCGAATAATCCTAAGGCATCTGATCTATTCTGTATGCGAGTAGATGAGATGATTAGTAAAGGTGCATACATTCCGCGCACAACTACCGAGCCTAGAATATTTAACAAAGCGTTCTGGCGTATAGAATTGGAATACGATATAGCTGGAACACACGTGCTTGAGGCAGATGGAATCAACGCCCAGTCACAAGCTTACCACAACTGCCGTATAATGCTTAATGAAGCCACGTGCAAACTATTCCACTTTGGCTGGCTACACCATGATCGGCATCAAAGGCAAGGGCATATTAGAGATGATCAGGAAATAATTGTGGATGCCGGGCTAGAGAACCCATTTGGCGATTTAATGGATAAGATAAGCTTCGTGATACCTGTGCGTGGTGAGCGATTTGAGCGGTATGCTGATCGTCTGGTTACAAGCATAAAGCAGTTCTATCCAGATGCTGGAATATACCTGTTCACGGATAATGCAAGTCCTTGGTTCTTAGAACGCTACCCAGATTTACATCCATATCAGTTCCGCGAAAGCCTAATGATGGATAAGTTCCCCATACTGGACGCACTTGTACGCAGCAAAACTGTTCGCTACGGTAGTTTGGTAATACTGGATGCAGACACTGCTATATTGGAGAACTCGGACCCACTATTCTTATTTACGCGCGATGCCCATAACGCGGTACATGTGTGTTATGACATGCATCCTCACACATTATCCGATGTGGATGACATGT